ACCCATAAAAAAAAGACCCGGAGGTCTTTGTTCGTCGATTTCTATAGGTTTTGTCTATTGCCTTTTCGCATGTAGAGACTATTGAGCAGCTAGTTACATGGTTAGAGCGCTCGACTCATAATCGATCGGTCGTAGGTTCAAGTCCTACTGGGCCCACCATTTTTAAAGTCGTTTTTGCTATAGTTTCTACGTTAAAAAAGGCGATAGACCTTCGTAACGTATTGCCCTCTCTGTCGGTCCCCAATTTGGAATGGGGGCATAGAGTGGCTGTTATCTGTAATACCGTGGGGAGCCACCCCCTGGCCTCTCTCGACCAGATTGCTAATATAATCTATCGTAAGGCGCATGTAAATAGCATCAGTAAGGGTGGACACAACTCAAAAAAGAAGTCGATTGACCCTAGTGTAAGCCCTGTAGACTAAAGGTTTGGGAGCCTATCCCTGCGTTAAAATCGCATGACCCCTGAAGTTACCAGGGTCACACATAGCTAAAATCAAGCGAGTATTTCACAGACACACTCATGGTTTCTACCAGGGTTTTCAGTCTCCCAGTAGTTTCCACAGTGTTCACATTTCTTGTATTGAGTCTTAGGTTTGCCAAAGATGGCATCAAAGTTGGATTCGAATTGTTCCCGGTTCGGGATAGGTCGGGGAGTGCTGCCTTTCGACATAGACACCTCCATTTTGGGTGGGTTTGGTTCTCTAAAGGGTGGACACTTCTACTTTTTAAGGTCCATGAGCTTACTGACACCACGGATGCCAAAGCTGCTTGAGATAGCTATAAAGAGTAGGTACTGATACCACTCAGGGAGACCAGAGAGTGCAGTAAAAGCTAACTCCACACGGTCAATGACAGTAACGTCATTCGCTGCAATGGCATAGCCCACCATAAAGATAGGGATGGATAACACTAGCGTCCAAAACTCATCTTTCCAAGAGTTACCTGAAGCAGCTGCCATTGTCTGCTCCCAGTTAGCATCATTCTGAATGACATTGATTTTAGCCTGGTGCTTAGCTTGCTTCTCTTCTGCTTTATTCTTCATGTAGCCGCCTACCAGGTTACTGATAGGACCTATAAGTGCCTGTAACATTATGCTGCGCTCCTTATCATTTGAGCCACTTCAACAGCCCGATAGCCAACCTGGTGTGCATAACGACTGTCCAAGAGTTCATTGGCAGCCTTCTTGTAATCACCTTCCTGGATGTAAGCTAAGGTCTTCTTAAACTGCATTAGCCTGGGAATACCCATGTTAAAACACAGGTTAACCAGGGCCTCCTGGACAACCTCCGGTAGCTTTACAAAGCCACGAATGTTTTTCTCTAGGTCAACAACTGCATCCAAGATGTCTTCCTCTAGCATCAAAGCTGCGACTGCTGCGGAGATACCTTTGGCATCCAAGTTGTGTCCTACACCGATAGTATTGGCGTTAGCAGTACACTGGTAGAGGTCCAGGCGTAGACCTTCGTGCCTGGTGATTGTTTCTTTAAGTTGTTCAATATTCATACTTTTGCTCTCTTGTTCTTTACTGCAATGGATTCGACAAATAATCAAGTCCTTTCCAAAGGTCTTCGATTTCCCTAGAGACTTTGCTAACTTTTGATTCAAAGCTAGAAACCTTCTGACTGACTAACTCAGCTTTTACCACTGTCGCTTTCATCGCTTCTATTTCTAACTTCAGCTCAGTTACGGACTCATCAATCAGTAAAAGTTTCTGCTGCTGTTCTAGGATGGTCTGTAGATTAGTGCCTAGAGTCGCTAGTTTGCCCTGGAGCTGCGAGACATCATTTGCTTCCAACTCAGCTTCAATGAGTTTAATTTGTTCTTTAATTGGAGTGATATTTGGGATGCTAGTAGCTTCAACCGCTTCCAGGCGAGAGTACAGGCTAGATGCTAACCAAACCACCGAACCCAGAGTTGTGCTTAGAGACAAAAGTATAGCCAGGTAGACACCTTTGAAACTTTGACCACCTATTTTCAGTTCGGTGCTTTCTAAGCTCATGTATCATCACCTTCTTCACAACCCACTTGCTCTAAGAAACAACTTAAAGACATGGACGTAGGACCAGTGTTGTAGAACATGGAGTCGTACACAGTTGCTAATATGGCGGCTTCAGAACTGTAGATGTCTAGGCCAAAAGAACCTTGACCATTCAAATAGACGCTGCTGACATCACCGCTTGTCAACCAGGTCATTTCAATTGCTTGGTTGGCACTTGAATACGCAAGACTGTTTTGTTCTACCGTGGTGTTCTGGTCTTGAGCATTTTGCATTAGATAGGAAACTGCTTCGGGGTTAGAGGCTGTTGCGAGATAGGCACCTGCTGCTGAGGCAGAAGCCTCAATCGCATCCAGGGAAGAGTTGTAGCTATCAGCATCCTCCTGGGAAACACTTAGGTCATTGGTAGCAATGTATTCTTGGACCTCAGCTTGGCTATCAGGGTCACTGGCATTTTCAGCAAGCTCATTGACCTCTACTACCTCTAGCATGTCCACTACTACGTCCGTAAACTGGTCAATGGCCTGTTCCATCTCCTGCAGAGCGTCAGCTGCTTGTTGCTCTAGCATTGCCTCAACATTTCCATAGGGCATGTAGTTGACCATCATTTTTAGACTAGCATTATAGGAATTTACCTGAGCTGTAGAAATATAGTAGTTACCTGACAGTTGTCCTGCTGATATCCCCACACCTGTGTACCCTGCATTTGCCATACCCCCCACAAACGCTATACCTGTGTCTACCTGGTTAACAATAGCAGCACTGGTGGCTAGAAGGTCATCCCATTCATCGCTTTGAACTGCGGAACTTACTACTAACAGACTCAACAGTATCGGTGTCTTCACTTTCATTTTCATCAGTCATTCCTATCGCGAGTATCTGGTTATAGAATTGTTGCGTCTTGTTGTAAATTGGCGTGGGTGTCTTTTTGGACCAGGTCGCAGTCTTTCGCATTCTTACTTCGCCATATTCTGGAATGTATAAAGAGGGCTGTGTTTTCATCAGTAGGAAAGCACGTTTACCGACAACGAGTTGACCTGCAGTAGAAATCATGGGACAAGGTGTACCCGACATCAACATTGCTTTAAAAGTTTCAGGGCTTCCTTGGCACAACCTGGCGATGGCAGCCACTTTCATGGAAAGCGCGGAAAGCATGGCTGAATCCCTTCTACGTTCACAGTTGGGGTCGTTTTGATACGAACCAGAGGTGTATCCGATAAGTCCTGTTTGAAGAGCCTGGCCTGACCCTTGTAGGCACGTTTCCATCCCATTAGACATATAGGAAGGGGCAATAGCAGAGCCCACTGGCATTGAGGAGCTAGACCCTGCACCGTTATAAGTGTTGGAGGTTGATTCGTCACTAGAGTTATTGTTGCTACTTACAGTTGCACCGGAGCCTGTGTACGTATTTAAACTACCATCCTGATTATTATTATCTCCAGAACCAGAAGGTTGTGTTTCCTGGGATATACAAAAAGAACAAAAAGTTAACAATAAGAAATATTTAAAGATGAAGCTGCGTAGATCGTTTATCATTTTCACAGCTCTCTCCTTATAAAGTCTTTAGTACCATTTAGCGAATGCTATTGCAGTTAGAATGAAGGGGTAAATCGCTAAGACCATGCGCTCTAATCTATCGAACTTCTTTGAGCCAGACTCTAGTTGTCTTTGGATGCCCTCATAACGCACTAGACACTCTTTTTCGTGAGCATCTAGTCGTATCAGAGTTTCTTTTACTGTAGCCATTACCAAGGCACTCCGTGCCCGTCTACTGGGTTCTTTTGTAGTTCAATGTTAGCTGTTAGTCCGTCTTCAATAGATGTTACTTGCTCTTCACCCATCTCAGCCTTACACCAAGCAAGGCACTCAGCCTCAGTCACTTGGTCATAGGCGATGTAGTTGTCAGGGTCTGGTGATCCAATACCTTGAGTACCGTAGCTAGACGCAGTGTAAGTCTCTTCGCCAACAGTCTCTGACTCATTAACGCGCCAGTGGACTAGGTTAATTACATTAGTCAGGTTGTCTTCTGCTAAGACGTATTCAGTTTGTGCGATTGTCCAAGTAGCCATTTTTTTATTCCTCTAGTGCCGCTATGCGGGTTGTTAGTGATTCAATTAGGGTTTGTTGCTCTTGTATTGCTTTGACTAGCGTTGGAATCAAGTCTTGGCTTAAAGATTTATAAGGTTCTTCGCCTTCAGGTGCTTCTTCTTTCCACTCACCAATTAAGTCTGGAAAAACCTCCTCAAACTCTTGAGCAATGAAACCACGGTCATTAGTGATGTTTTTACCTTTGCCCTCCTTCCAATCAAACTTGCGAGGTTGCAACTGCATGACCTTTGACAAGCCATCATCTAAGTCACGGATGTTTTCTTTAAACCTTTGGTCTGATAGGGATTGAATACTAGTGTATATTGAGGCAATTTGCCCGTTGTAGTTAACCCAGAATTTATAATTATTGCTTGCAGAGCTGAAATAAGAAAAAGCGTCCCCTCCGCCAGTACTGCTGTTATTAACAACCATCACTGACCCCCACTCTTTTATCTTTGTCCCTATGCCCACAGACTGACTATTGTTGCTAGTCCCCACCAAAAAATCACCAGTGCTTGTAATCCTAGCGCGCTCGTTGCCAGTACTATTCCTAAACCTAACGTCAGTAGTATGGGTAAAGTATTGAATGCCCGCAGAACGGACATCAGGAATGTAAGACGCACCTGATAGATATAAATCTTTAAAGCGTGAGCTAGATAATCCTAAACTAACAACGCCATCATTAAGACTGCCAGAGCCATTAGACGGGTATATAACATTTGCACTGCCGTTAAGATGCAATCCCAAGCCACTGCCATCTAGTCTGAAGTTTCCAGATGAGTACGCAATACTACCTACGGTTGTGCCGTCTTTGCGGAACTGTAAAATCTCACCGTCACTGCTTGTTCTATTAAAAAGAGCAACCGCATGACTAGAGGATGTGCCTGTAACAGCGTAGTTAGATGAGCCATTTCTGAATTCTGCACCAACGACGCTGACTCCTGAACTAGTCTTACCCACCAAAAGATGCCCACCGCTCGAAATCCTGACGCGTTCTGTTAAAGCACCTGGAATATTATTTCCAGAATTAGTATAAAAAGTAAGATTA